AGAAGATGCAGTTATCTCTTCTCTTGCTAAATTTGAACCCAGAGCAAGAGTAACGAAAATTGATTCAATTATATCACCAGATTATAATTCAGTGAGTATTACAATTCAATTTCGAGTATTAAGCACGTCTACAAATGAACAGATTACTCTTTCACTTACAAGGTTAAGATAATGGCTACAATCAATTCTTCAGATCTTGATTTTAATACGATCAAGAACAACTTAAAAACATATTTTCAGCAGCAGTCAGAATTCGCTGATTATAATTTCGAAGCAAGTGGATTATCAAACATACTCGACGTTCTTGCATATAATACACATCTGAATGGATTGATCGCAAATGTTGGTATCAACGAATCATTTCTGAGTTCGTCTCAACTCAGATCCTCTGTCGTCTCACATGCAGAGAATCTTGGTTACTATCCAAGGTCAAAGACTGGCGCATCGATTGATGTCACAGTCACCGTCAAGACTTCTGATACAGCAACTTCTACAATCACACTTCCAGCTTATTCAAGTTTTACTTCAGACGTAGATGGAACAACATATAACTTTCTTACAACTGCTTCTCATACCGGAACGAATGACGGTTCGGGTAATTTTTCAATTCGTACTTCTGCAGCAGCTACTTCGATACCAATTACACAAGGAACATTTCGAACAAAGACATTTCTCGTAGGAGAAACAGAAGATCAACAAGTCTATGTGATACCAGATGAAAACTTAGACACTTCAACAATTACTGTCAAAGTATTTGATACAGCAACATCTACTACAAGTCAGACCTATACAAACGTCAACGAGGTTCTGAGCATCACTCCGAGCTCGACTGTCTATATCTTACGTGAAGCACCGAATGGATATTACGAATTGACATTCAGTGATGGCACAATACTTGGAAGAGCACCTGCAGCAGGAAATAAAATCGTAGTTCAATATTTAGCAGTTGACGGAGCAGATGGTAATCTCGCATCTACTTTCGAAGGTAACTTTACAATCACAGGATTGACAATCAACGAGATAGAGGTATCTCCAGCAGTGTCAGGATCAGTTTCAGCTGGTGGCGCCGAGAAAGAAAGTATTGATTCAATCAAAGTAAATGCACCAATTAAGTTCGCATCACAGCAAAGACTTGTAACAGCTGAAGATTATAAGGCATTAATATTAGCAAACTATGGTAATGTAATTGACAATGTGACGGCATGGGGTGGAAACGATAACGTTCCACCTGTTTATGGAAGAGTATATGTTAGTCTTGATTTTAAAGATAATATTAGTAATGCAGTCAAAACGACAACAAAGGCGAGTATACAATCGAATCTTTCAGAGAGTCTTGCTATTTTATCAATTGATACATTCTTTACAGATCCAGTAAATACGTTTTTAGAACTAGAAGTAACATTCAACTTTGATCCAGATCAAACTGGAGTAAGTAGTGCAAATATTGAAAATACAGTTCGTAATACAATTACAACGTTCTTTACAAATAATCTTGGCACATTCGATTCTGTTTTTAGAAGATCAAATTTACTTTCAGAAATAGACGACGTTTCTTCAGCAATACTTAACTCTAAGATGGATGTAAAGATTAGGCAATCATTTACACCTGTTGTAAATACTATTCGAGATTACACAGTTAACTTCCCAGTACAAATAGTATCTCCTGACGATGAAGCACCAATTATTACTTCAACAACATTTACTTTCCAAGGTAACTCAGGTTCATCTCTCAGAAATAAAATAGAACATAACACAACAACAATGCAGATCATCTCTTCAGAAGGAACTGTACTAAAAGATAATGCTGGTAGTTTTAATACTTCAAATGGTACCATCACGCTTACAGGATTCAACGTAAGTGAATTCACTGGAACTGAAATTAAAATTACAGCAACTCCTGCGAATCAGAGTACAATCAAACCACTAAGAAATTATATTATCAGTCTTGATACAACAAAACTTGTGATCACTTCAAATGCAGATTCCCAAAACACTGAGGCTTCATTGTCACTATGAGTCATATAATACAAGATAAGAATAGAAGACTAATTAACTTTGATACTGCCAAAGTATCAGAAGTATTACCAGAATATTTTCAAAGTGATTATAGTACACTTACGACTTTTTTAGAAAAGTACTATGACTTCTTAGATTCTTCGGGTCAGCATTCTTTTCATACAGAAATTAACAATATTCTAACTTCACGAGATATATCTGAAACAGATCAAACATATCTTGATGAACTAGTAAAAGAAATTGGTAACGGATTAACCTCTTCATCTTTTTTCCAAAATCCAAGATTGATGGCAAGGTTACTTCCTCTCTTCTATAGTTCTAAGGGAACACGATTATCTGCCGAAGGATTTTTTCGTGGATTCTTTGGAGAAGAAGCAGAGATATCTTATCCAAAAGATAACTTACTCTATGTTGGGGGAATTGATAGTACTGGTGCACAAGGACTTATTGGATTTGAAGATCAATTTAGAATACAGGATAATGAACTCTATCAAATCTTTTCAGTTCTTATTCGATCAGGTCTTTCAAGAAATGATTATGAAACGTTGTATAAAAAGTTTGTGCATCCAGGAGGATTCTTTTTTGGTACACAAGTTTTAACCCAAGGTAACGGTATTATTACACTATCTGGACTAGGTGAGAATCCTCTAGATTCCGCAAGAGGTATAGTTACATTGGTAGATCAGGCTCAGACACTAATGGGTACTGGATTCAATGATCTAACAGCATTAGTCGATTCAGGAGATAACTTACACCGCATTACATTGAATGATGCCATAGACAAATATGATGAATTCACAGTTGATGAATTAACTGCGATATACACATCATTAGAAAGTCTTACTACACCGAACTCATTTAAATTCGATAACGGAGGTAAGTTTGAGGATCCTCAGACAATTTATGCTGCCGATTCGACAGGTGGATATGGTTTCTTTATTCCTCCGAATGGGTATGAATACGTAGAAGATTCTGCTGCAGCAACTGAACAAACGAGAGCTCTGAACAACTCTTTTATACTAGATCCTGCATACAATGGAAATTGCATCGGCATAAGATGGTACGGAGATACTGTCTCGAGCGATATTTATGGATTTAATCCAAACGGTGACAGTGATGGTATTGTCAAAACTATCGATTCAGGAGATCTATTTTATGGTACTGACAATAATGTTTATAGAGCAGATTATATAACTAGTGGGGCTGGTGGACGAGCCGAATGGGCGGTATCTAAACTAAAAATTGATTCTGATGGATTAGTATCAACAGATGGAGGTCCTGATATGTCACTGATAACAGAAACAATGGATAATGATATGTTTACTTCATATTTGAGCGATTCTTCTATATAAAGATTATAAATAACATTATAAGAAATAAGGGTTTTATTTTATGACAAGACAAAATATATCAACTGGAACAGCAGCAAATGATGGTACTGGCGATACCCTTCGTGGCGCTGGTACTAAGATTAATGCTAACTTTGTTGAATTATATCAAAAACTTGGTGGTGATAGCGATAATCTTTCTTCGCAACTATCGATAGGATCTGATGGTATTATTTTTGAAGGATCAACAGCTGATGACTTTGAAACAACATTAAAAGTAACAAATCCAACTCAAGATAATATTATCACTTTCCCTGATTCGACAGGTGACGTAATATTAACAAATACAATTCAAACACTAACAAATAAATCAGTATCATTTCAAACTTCGACTATTACAGCAAACGGAACAGCAGATGCTACAGCAACCTATATTATATGTAATAAGGCATCAGGCTTAGCTGTAACATTAGGTGACGGCAGTCATCCTGGTCAATTGAAAATTTTTACAAACAAGGGAGCTGGTACTGCAACAATTACTCCTACTAATTTTGCAGGTGGTACAAGTTTTGCGATTGCGACAAATGAAGGTGCAACTTGTATTTGGGATGGAACAAACTGGTTCCTAGTTGGCAATCAAAGCGTAACAACGATAGCTTAATGGATAATTAAATGGTAGCAATAGTAACAG